CTGCTTGTTCATCATACTTCATAGAGATATCTCCCGTAGAGGGCTGACGGAGAAATCTTAAATCTAAGTCGGAGTATATATGATTATTGGTTGCCATTCTTTATTTATTATAGTTTTACAGGAGTAAAATCGCTTTTTTGGTTCTTGGTCAGCGTTCGGAGAAATTCTAGGCCGCAACGCAAAATTTCGAAATTTTAAGAATTAATTAAGTTAATTGAATTTGTCGTACCAACAAAATTATTAACCAGATATTTTTCTGATTCTCCCATACCAGAAAAACTTCTTACTGTATTATAATTATTTACCATATTTTTCAAATTGGTATAAAAAGTTATATCATTTGATTGTCTTGTTGACATTAAAGCCGAAGCAGTATTTAAATGATTTTCAATTTGTGTATATTGTCCTGTGGTTAATGTATCATTTTGAATGCCAGTTTGATACGTTGTGTAATCAGCCAAAATCGTATTCGCATTAGCACTCAATTGCGGTCCTATAAAAAGTGAAGTGAAACTACCAAGAATAGGTGAAGTATTTGAAATTCCATCTGTTTGATTGGTAATATACATCGCAATTTTACCAAAAGAAATTGCATTTTTGTAGTATGGATTAGTATTATCTGTTCCATCAAAAGCAACTAGATTTGATAATCTATTAGTATGAGCCAAAAAAGAATTTGCTGTACTTGACAATGAATTTGCTAGACTAATCAAACTATTTGAAGCATCTGACATTCCAGGAGCATTTGTAATAATTAAATTTGTTGTATTTACGATACTTGAAATATAGCTTGCAACAGGATTTTGATACAAATTTGATTGATTTATTGGACTACTACCGGCAGAAACAATAAGTTGTGCTTGATTTGATGAAATTAATGCCGGTATAGAATTCATATGAGCTAACGTATCCGAAGATAATGCCAAAACATCACCATTAGGATCATTAAAATTATAACCGAGTGTTCCGTATACGCCGGATGCGTTATTTACTGTTGACATAATTAAGCTAACATTGGAAGTAAGTTGGGACCAGATTTTACGTGGATATGTGCATCAAAAATACCATTATTTACTACATCATAGTGTAAAACAGAACCGGATATACCAAAAACAGCTGAAGGTGATATAACAGAAACTAAAGAAGTAATTGGACCCTCTGAAAAAACACCAGCAATACCAGCATATAATCCTGTTCCAGCATTTACTCTTGATTCAGCATTTAACATATCACAAGCGATAGAACCACCAACATGTAATTCTGAAGCACAATAAACATTTGTAGCAGCTGCTAAATATAAGTCTCCTGTGCCTTTTTCACTGGCCGCCAACATGAGTGTGTTGTCTGACCCAATATCTATATTGTCTCTGCCTCTTACGTGCATATCACCCATAACTTCAAGGTCATAATTTCCATGAATTTTTTCATTTTTATTACCAAAAACTTCCATATTACAATCACCGTTAATAGTGATATTACAAACTCCTGAAATTGTTACATTTTTATTACCAGCAACAATTTCATAACCATCACCTTTAATTGTTACTGTCTGGTCACCATTTGGTGCCATTTCAATAAAACTACCAGATTTACCGTGTTGAATACGAATACGCTCTTGACCTGGTGTGTCATCCATCTCATGTAAGTGGCCAGATTCAGTTTGTGTAACATTATTATATGGATATTGTGGTGGTGTATTTGCCGTAGCAGCAGAAGGCTGTTGAATCCACATACTAGAAATCGGCGGTTTATATGTTGTCATAGTTTAAGGTGTTGAATTTTGTATTGATGGAGTTGAACTAACATACGATGCAGTGAAATTAGCAATCGTTGTGTTTGCTTGAGCCAATGTAGATTGTGATGGTGTAGATAATGCTGTAGAAATAACCGCAGTAGGTAAAGCGGCCGCACCGGCAGCTGCTTGTACAGTTGATTGAACTAATGATTGTGAGGCTGAAGCTACATCTTTTGCAGCAGCAATAACTTCACTATAAGGATTTTGGTCAGTTTCTAAAATATCAGAAAAAATACTACTAACTAATTTTTGTAATTGAGATAAACAATCTTTTAATAAGGCAAGAATTTGAGAAGGTAAAGATAAAATCCAAGAAATCATTGCGGCAACTTTTTGAGTATAAGCAATAACAACTTGTTCAAAATCTTGTATTGGTTTAATAATAGTATATTGAATATATCTAATTTCAGCCGCCAACCATTTTAATTTACTAATAATCCAAGAAACTGTACCAGAACCATCACCAAGACCTAAAAATCTCAATAATGCTCGGATACCATCTCTAATTTGTGCTGCTGTTGCTCTTAGAAATCTTTTGAGAGCATTATTCTTTTGTAATGTTGTAGCAAAATCACAAGCGTGTGCCAAATCATTATTTGAAACATCTATTGAAGTGTTTGCAATTGAACCTGTTGCAGTTGTTGGTGTTGTGGTTGATAGTTGTCCATCTCCTACATTAGTTACGGTAGGAGGATTTGTCTCTACAATTGAACCAGAACTATCAGTAACAACTGGTGCTATATTAGGAATACTTTGAGGCATATTATTCAACCTTTATACTAGGTAATACACCCATCATAATTGGAAATTGACCTGATTCTCCATCCATAAAGAATCCTACAACCCAATCACCAACTCTAGGTGCTGAAAATGATTTTGAATTATTTATTGGCATCATCGGATGTGCCCAAGGTAATTGTTCTGTTGATAACATCGCTTTATTATCTGTATGCCAGCCAAATATTCTCACCTTACAACGACCAATGGCAAGTGGGTCAACACGAGCTTCTACTTCACCAACCCACCAAATAAAACCATTTAAACCAACAAAATTATTACGCATTATTGAACACCATTCACAGTAGACTGTAAAACTGGATCCGAATTATTAAATGATGAATAAGAATCCGAGACACTTTCTTTAGACAATTCTAACACAGTTATATAGGAGTTGTTTTTGACAACATGACGACAAGCTGTGACCAAATATTTGCCAGAATAAAAAGGATCTTCAACTCTTTTAACACTATCTTTTGAATATACTGCTGGTGATACACCAAAAGTTTTAAAGTTAACTGCTTTACCTACTGTAACAGAAACATCACCAGGAATTACAATTTTAATCCTTGTATAATTGATTAAACCAAGTTGTGCCACTCGATGTTTTAAATATGTTTCAATAAAAATATCATTGGCAACATTATTTGCACTACCTTTTGTAGACATAACATAAGAATTCATCTTTTCTGTTTTATTACCTGATGCCATACGAAGTGCACCCATTTCTAAATCTACACCATCCATAACTTGATACATTGTATCGCCTCTTCTATTTTGATAGTTATTTGTTATAGGATATGGATTTAAAGATTTTGCTTGGCTAGCGTATGTATCATAACTAAACATATTATTAGTTCTTTTTGTTCGTGTCAATACGTCAAAAGTAATTGTTTTGTTAGCAAATGTACCGTTGGTAATAGCAGTAAGAGTATCAAAAAAGTTTAAAACTTCAAAATCGGTAACATTAACTACTTGTGCTGAAATTTCAGTTGATATATTTTTAGGGTCATAATAATATGTTTGATATGCTTCTTGTTCATACAATGTTTGTAATGAATTAAAAAAATACCCATAGTTATTTTCATAAAATAACATATCAGCACCAATATTGGTAACCGGTTGTGCATAAGTTGATAACCAGTTAATTGTTTCAAATAATTTTTTATTAGGTAATACAAAATCGTATACACCTTTAGTTGTTTCAATGTAAATATTTTTAGTTTTTGAAGTTCCAACTTTGATATAATTTGTTAAAATATCGGTAATTATATCAGATATTTTTGTGTTAGTATAACCTTTAGATATTCTGTATTGTTCTGAAAATAAAAATTCTTCTGAACAAAAATTTAAAGTATAAACTTCATAATCATTACTTACGTTTGTACTTCTGTTTGATATTTTAAAAACTCGAAAGGTTCTTTGTATAGGATTACTATCTTGTGCTTGTTTTTTTAACACCACTTGAATAAATTCAGTACCATTAATACGAAAATTTGATAATAAACCTAAAGAGTCGGACACAACTAAATTACCAGAAATTGTAGCAGAATAGATATCTTCAAATAAATTTAATTCAACTAATTGTGGTGTTAAATCAATTAAACCATTTCCAACGGATGTCAATAAAGCAATTCTGTCTAATTGATACTCGGTTGCGTATCTTAAATTTTGTGTTCCTGCCATATTATTTACTCATCAAAGATTGGAACTGTGATTCCATTGCACCAACGTAGCTATTATTAATTAGTTTAATATTTCTCTTATTTTCATTTAAAGTATTTTCATAATCATAAATTGAAACTGGATTTACTGATACAGATTGTGTGGCAGATGAACCATCAGAAAATGTAATGGTAGTTATTCCTGTTAACACTTGATTTGCTGAATTTGCATCAATTTCAATTGTTTTAATTGATTGTGTTTTAGTTGTATTATCTGTAGTTGCAATAATTTTATCGTAATGATGTATTGTATTTTGTACGTATGATAATATTTGATTAGACGTTATAGTGTTTGCTGATATACTCAAAGTATTTGCTGCATCATTTGTATATTTTGCAATAATAAAATCATTAAATTGTCGTGATGCCAAAGGCCAATCAAATTGTGGGTCTAAACTGCCATTTCCATACAATACCATCCAATAACGATATTGGTCACCATAATATTTGTAAGCCACAGTTTCAGGAGTATCACCTTCTTGTGATGTGTATGTATAAAATAATAAAGGATTTGTTTCTAATTGAGGTAATAACGCTGCTCTTGTTAATATATTTTTGAGCGTGAGTGTATTACCATTATAATCGGAAGTAATTATAGAAGGAAGTGTATTAAAGTATTTCATTAAAATCCTTCATTTTGCTGTTGTAACAATGCCGTTTGTTGCGATCCTGCAGTTGTTCCATATGTTGAAGCTGTTTTAATATTTTGTTGTTGGTATGAATAATTAGAAGCAACAGAAGGATTATATTCACCAACTTGTTTTTTTGTAAGAATTTGTGTTTCTTTAAATTGTAATGATAATGTAGTTTGAACTGGATAACCATCATTAAATGCTGACCAACCATTTGGAGCATAATCTACACTTACACTTTCTAAAACACATTCTTGAATTGTCATTACTTTTGCTGCAGCAGCATTTGTAATTGTACTTGTTGGATTAGAAGTCAATAAAGAATTTAATCCTAAATTACTCAATGCTGAATTAAATACATTTGCAATAGAACCGCCTATGCCATTTTGACCTAAAAATACAAATTTAACTTGAAATAATTGTGGCGGAGTTAAATATTGACCTGGCTGTCCGTCAATAGCAGCTGAACCTAATCCTGGAACAGAGTAATAAGTAAATGTATCAATAATATTTTTTGTAGTTTGTGCTTCTTGTGGTGATTTAGGAGTAAAAACAAAACTTAAACTAAACTCTCTTAATCCTATACCTTTATAAATTAATTGTATTTGTGGATTTGTATACACACCTAAAGCATTTTTTGCTATACTAGATAATTCAGTAGCATTGCCACCTAATTTTGATCCAATGTTACCAGCTATATTTGCTATTGCTGTTTTACCTACACCAGAAGATGGTAAGTAATTCATCATATCACTAAAAGCTTTTTTATCTTTTAAATCAGCATAAGCATTAGCTAATATGCCTGCAGCACCAACAGCATCTGTAAAACTAACTTCACTATATTGAGCATTATGACTAGTCTGTAAAGAATCTGGCATATACAAAGAAATATTTGCCAATGGTGTACCTTTTCGTTTTGGTCTGTATGTTGGAGCTTGAAATGATTTAACTGCTGAAGGAATTACTTTTTGAATAACTCCACCAACTTGTCCGGCTTCAAACGCAGCAATACCTTCATCTGCAACAACTGCACTCGCTGAATTATTTTTTATATTTGCAATAACTTGTTTTTGAAATTCAGCTTGATTATTAATTGTATTTTTAATTTCTTCAAACCCGGATGCTGAAATGGCATTTTGTACAGTACCAACTCCAGTACTTACTGCTTCTTCAAATCCTGTAGTATAGTCATAAATAGAAAATTGAATAGCATGACACATTGCAGGATTTGATGCTAAATCAGAAGGATACACCAAATTATTAATGGTGCTTGGACTGAAAAGGCTACCTAATGGTCCTGTCAATTGACTTAATGATGAACCGGCACCTAATGAACCTAAACTATTTGGTAAAATTTGAAAACCCATGATACTCTCGTTGAGTTGATATACATACTATTTATATGGCATATTCAGGCTTATTTAAACCTCGTAATCCACACAAATATATTGGTGACCCGACCAATATAGTATATCGCTCGTCTTGGGAAGTCAAAGTGATGAACTGGCTCGACTTAAATGATGATATTATATCTTGGGCTTCAGAAGAATTAGTTGTTCCATACAGGTCACCTATTGACGGTAAGTACCATCGGTACTTTCCAGACTTTCTTGTAAAAATGAAAACAAAAGACGGAAAGTTAAAAACCGTGATGCTTGAAGTCAAACCAAAGAAAGAAACTGCACCACCGCCACCACAAAAACGTATTACAGAGAACTATATCAAAGCAGTCAAAACATGGGGTGTCAACGAAGCCAAATGGAAAGCCGCTATCGAATACTGTAAAGATAGAGCATGGGAGTTTCGTGTTATCACCGAAGACCATCTAGGACTGAACTAAATACTCTCATGGCAACTTCAATACTTACGGAATTAGGACAACAACGGTCAACAACCGATTATGCTGTCATGTCTAGAGAGTCTATGAAATGGCTCAATACAAAAATTAATGAACTAAGAAATGTTTCAGCAATACCAAAAAACATTAGCCGTGAAGCATTTCGAAAAGATAGAAGATTCATGCTTGGTAGGTTATATTGTTTTTACTATGATCCAAAAACAAAAGCAGACTTGCCATATTATGACAAGTTTCCAATGGTATTGGCATTAGAAAAGTATGACGATGGTTTTCTAGGGTTAAATCTTCATTATTTGCCATACCGTTATAGAGTGGCATTTTTGACCAAATTGATGGATTATGCGACTTTAGATAAGAACAATGATGTTATGCGTATTCGAGTGACTTATGACATCCTGAGCGCATCCAAGCGTTTTAAAGAGTTTAAACCGTGTCTAAAGCGTTACTTAACTGGTCATATTAGGTCAAAAATACTTGCCATTGAACCACATGAGTTTGAAGTGGCAAGTTTTCTGCCGTTACAACAATTTAAAGGTGCCAAACCAAAAGAAGTTTGGGAAGATTCAATAAAAGAAATTAAAGGTAAGTAAATGCCAGGTTCAATTAGCGATTTTCGTGCAAGTTTTAATACCGATTTAGCAAGGCCAAATAGGTTTGATGTTAGTATTCCTATTCCTTTAGCTTTAACAGGAACCACCGGTGCTGATTCTAGGAATTTATCATTTAGATGTGAAGCTATAGAAATGCCAGGCCGTAACTTTATGACAACTGAAAAGAAGATGGGCTCAGCGCCAATTGAAAAATTTCCATACCACACAAGTTATGGCGAATCAAGTATGACATTTCTTATTTCTGATGATATGCGTGAAAAGATATTTTTTGATTCTTGGATGGATATAGTTAATCCCACAACTGATTATAATTTTCAGTATAAAACAAATTACATGGTTGATATAACAATTAATCAGTATAACGTATCAAACGAATTAACATATTCTGCTGTATTACGTGAAGCTTTTCCTTTGAATATGAATCAATTAGATTTAGAATGGTCATCGGAAGAATTTCATAAGTTGCAAATTCAATTTTCTTATACGAATTGGATTGGCAGTTACGCTAATGCTTTACAAAATAAAGTTGTAACATCTGGATTAACAGGAATATTGAATACATTAACACAATAAATTTGAATTGATAGGAGATTTAAAATGGCTTTGCCAAAAATTGATACACCGATTTATGACCTTGAATTACCATTAAGTAAAAAACAAATTCGCTTTAGGCCATTCTTAGTAAAAGAACAAAAGAATCTAATGATGGCTATGGAAGCAGATGATAAAGATACGATTGAAAGAAACATTCGTCAAGTATTAACTAATTGTACATTGACTGAAGGCATTAATATTGATAAGTTACCTGTAATTGATATTGAATATTATTTTATTAACTTACGTGCACGCTCTGTTGGTGAAGTTGTTGAAAACAAATATGTTTGTACCAATGAAGTTGACGGTGAACAATGTGGTAATAAAATGGAATCTAAGTTTAATCTATTAGACATTACTGTTGATATTGACCCAAATGCCAAAGATATTATCAATATCACAGAACAGGTTAGTATTAAATTGAAATATCCAGAATTTTCTTTGGTAGAAAAATTAAAGAAAAAAGACTCAGCAGTAGATATTGCTTTTGAAGTTATACTTGATTCTGTTGAATACATTTACGATGGTGAACAATACTACTACGCTTCTGAAACACCAAGAGAAGAACTATTGGCATTTATTGAATCATTAAGCCAAGAACAATTTTCTAAGTTAGAAGAATTCTTTAACAATCTTCCTAAAATGAACAGAAAGATTGATTTAAAATGTTCTAAATGTGGATTTGACCATACGATTAGTATGGAAGGTTTAGAAAGTTTTTTCGAGTAATATTTTGTCATGACAACCTGAGAAATTACTATAAGACTAATTTCTCTTTGATGCAGCACCATAAGTATTCATTAACGGAACTTGAAAATATGTTACCGTGGGAGCGAGACATCTACATTGCTATGTTAGTTAATCATATTGAAGAAGAAAATCAAAAAATAAAAGAACAACAAGCAATGATGAAGAAGCGGTAAATGAATAACAAAAAAAGAAAAGTTGCCAAAGGTATAGCAAAAGTAATCAATAAGATTCATGGTATTGATAATCCAGCTCCTTTAGTAGAAGGCGTTGACTATACGACCGGTACTGGCGAGGAAATCAAAAAAAGTGATAATACTCCTGTAAAGAAAAAAGAACCAGAAAAACCAAATGAACATTTAATATGGGTCCTTTTGAGTGAAGGTAAATTTGAAGAGGCATTGAAGTTAGTCGGTAATAATTTGAGTCTGTTGAGTCCTGACCAAAGAGAAATAATTGACGAATGGAGGAAAATTGAGCAAGAAAAAAGACGACTGGAAATTCAACAAGAACTAAGAAAAAAATATGGCATTACTGAAGAAGATGCTCAACGTGCTAATCTTGCAAGAGCACAGAGAGCTCAACTTGAACAGATGGGCAAAAACTTTGCTTCGGGTTCTGGCCCAATTGTTTCAAATATTTTATCGGGTGTAGCAAAACCAAATCCAGCAAGACAACAAGCAAAAACTGGTCAATCATTATTTGATGCCGTCAATACAACTTCTAGTAACCAAAAACAAGAACAAGTAGAAGTATCTCCTAAAAAAGATCCTGAGCGTACAAAAATTACGGCAGGATCATCACAACATATACGCA